ATGATAACAAATACACCATTGAAATGGCTGTTGCTGGATTTAGTAAGCAAGATATTGAAATTGAGCTAGCTAATTCAAAACTTATCATTAAAGGTAGTGTCCATCAAGGAGAACCTGCTGAACAAGATTCAAATGGCGAATGGACTTGGCCAGAAATTTTGTATCAAGGGCTTGCTATGCGCCCATTTACACGCCAGTTCACACTTGCGGATAATGTAGAGATTAAGAATGCTGAACTTATTAACGGTATTCTTAATATCGTTCTGGAAGCTATTATTCCAGACGAAAAGAAACCAGTAAAAATTGAAATTAAATAAGTAAAAAAGAAAGTAATAATATGATTGAATATGTAAAAGAAAGTATTTCCGATAAAGAAACATCAAGAATGGTTTGGATAACTCGACTTGGTAGTGTGGTGGTTTTGTCACTTTGCTCATTGTTATTTTACGGAATACTGTTCTCGTAATATGAAAAGGTATCTCTGGCTCACACTTGGCATTTTATCTTTAGGGATGGCATATGTTGGTATTGTGCTGCCGGGGATACCTTTCTCTATATTTCTTGTATTTGCGGCATATTGCTTTTCTAAAAGCTCAAAGCGTATGCACAATTGGCTGTATAGCCACAAGTATTTTGGCCCATTTCTTACAAATTGGACAGAATATAAAGTATTTCCGATGAAAATGAAATATATGATGATAGCCATGATGACCTCATCATTGGCCATTTTGTGGTTTACAACTTATAATTGGAAAGCAATATTAGGGACGGGCATCACCATGGCTATCGTAGCGATATGGGCTTGGCGATACCCGTCCACAATTGAAGAAGCTAAAAAACGTTAGCCCCAATTAGCGTATTGTTTGGTCTTCTTAAGTCTATCATCTAGACCGTGTGTACCGCCATTAACACGCTTAGTGATCTGAGTGATTACTACATCAGTAACTCCCTTATCAGCAACTGCTAATAGTCCATTCTTACGGAAGAACCATAATGCAGACTCAAACGCCAATTCACCACATACAATATCTGGATTAGTCAATACGTCTGGGCGACCTATGTCTTTGGCGAATGCAGTATAGTTATCTTTGCCGGTTAGCTGAATTGGGCCACGACCTCTATATGTCCAACCGTCACCAGAGCTTTCTGGTCCATTCCCCATGCGACTAGCATAAACCTTGTTAGCAATCTTCTCTGGCTTACGTGCATATCCTGCTGTCGAAGCAATTGTTGGAAAATACTTCTTGAAGATACCATTTAATCCTTTATCAGAATAATTTAGGTTCTCTGAAAATACCTTAAAGTTACCTGACTCATGTGCACATTGCCCAAAGAAATGAGCAGCTTGATTATTTGTTAACTTAAAGAAGTCACGAGCAGCCTTATAGGTGCCCGGTCCCCATTTACCATCTGGTGATAGTCCACACTTAGCTTGAAGTTGAGCCAATGGTCCTAATTCTGAAGCAGTCTTTGATGCAGGAGCGACTGCAACAGATGCAACTACAGGAGCACCAGCTTCCTTGGTTGTTGAAGGATCAAAGTCGGCAACAGGCTTGTAATCAGTCCCACCAGCCTTAGACTTAATAGCGATTAGACGTTGCTTACGGTTGCCACCTTCTTTCTTGATTGAAGCGTGGACCCAACCAGAATTCTTGTCGCCTGAAGTATAAAACTCCAGAATGACCTGATCAAATTCAAGATTGTCTGCAACCCAATCAGCAACCTTCTTATTGTCTACACCTTTGACTTCAAAGTCAATCGCTTGACCATTAACGTGCTGTGAGGTCTTTGAACCACCAACAGCTTTGTTAACAGCAGGTGCACGATAAGAAGAATTAATTGTTACAGGACCAAACTTTGCACGAACAGGTTCAAGAATTTTTTCGCAACAGTAGCGCATGTTTTCAATATGTTCAGGCGTTGGTGTGTTTGATAACCCAAGCTTCTTGGCAGTAGGAGATACAGTCATCTCCTCTAGTTTAAAATTTTCTGTTAATTGTGTCATAGTATACTCCTTAGAATGGGCCGTGATCTTCGTCTGAATCATGGTACTTGTTAATAAGTTCCAGTTCCTTAGCTTCATTATCAATTTCAATTGAATGAGCTTTGGCTTCTTCTGTACGAGCTTGTGCTATTTTGACATAATCAGTCTTACCTAGTTCTTGAACTTTAACATTAGGATCAAACTCAGCAGTCTTCATGCCCATCATGGTAGCGAATGCACCGACAAAAGCACCAACAATAGTTGAAAATGCAGGGCCAATAATTTTAAAAATTTCATTGTTGTCAATTACACTATTTGGTACAAATAGACCAACCATCATAGTGAAAACAACAGCAACCATGATTAAACCAAGGACGAATGCAGTCATTTTCATAATTGTAAGCTGAATTCGTCCTTTGGCAATCTCAAGGTCTTGAAGAGTTTGTACTTTCTCTTCACTTGTGATAAATGATAAAAATCCCATATTTTCTCCAATTCATATGTGTTATTTTTTTGTTGACTCCCCCTTACATATGATATATATTTCAACATGGGATTAGTATTCCAACAAACTATTTATAATATTGGAGATTATATGCATTGCATACATTGCGACTCTGACAATCTGAAGAAGCTAGGAATGCGCTTCATGGGAAAAGAGAAAGGCTTAGGTTACACATGTTTAGACTGTGATAAGACCTTCGTGGTGCCTACAACCACAAATGATGCTGGCGAAGAAGAAGAAGATTTTGCCATCAATGATGATCTTCATTATGTTCGTGATGATGATTTTATTGATGATCTTTTAAAATCTCAAATATTTGTATTCACATGTGCTGTCAATAACACAGAAGTAAACGAAAAGTTTTTTGGTTCACTTCAAAGTTATTGTGCTTCACGTGATGCAAAGCTTGTTATCTTTCCAATTCGCTATCGTAATCCATCAATGATTCATACTAGTGATGAAGTTGATTATCCTGCTAGTATTGTTCCATATCTTGTGGAAAATAATCTTGAATTGTTGCCAAATGTTCGTGCTCTTGGTGGATTGAAGACACAAGCCACAACGGAAAATCCATTGACAGGTGTTGATGGGATGTCAAAAGGTGCCTCGCTTATTATCGGGCATCCACAAGTTGCATTGAAGACCCTTCCACGTAATGCTGATAAGTACCCAGCGATTATCACTACCACTGGTGCTATTACTGAAAAGCATTACAGCACAACAAAGATGGGTTACAAGGCTGCGTTTAATCATTCAATGTCAGCGGCAGTCGTTGAGATTGATCATCAAGGTGATTTCTTTATCCGCCATCTAAATTTTGATGGTGAAGGTTTTTATGATGTTAATGGTTATTATACCAGTGATAATGTAGAATATGGTCTTAAGAAAACACTAGGTCTTGTAACAGGGGATGAACATGCTATCTTCTCTGATGAAACTGTTATCTCTGCTACATACTTTGCACAGGATTCGATTGTTGCAACTCTGAAGCCAGAAAAAATTGTGCGCCATGATATTCTTGATTCTTATGCTATCAGCCATCATCACAAAAAGAGTTTCTTTACAATGTATGAGAAGCATCATTCACCAGAAAAGCGTGGATCGATGCGTAAGGAAATGCTTGAAACTATTGGATTTATTGACGCATCAACACCAAATAATACTGTCAATATCGTAGTGGCTGCTAATCATAACGATCATCTTTATCGCTGGCTCGACTCAGTAAATCCTGATGTTGACTATGAAAATGCCTTGCTATTTCATGAGCTAAGATATAAGATGCTGCTTTCAAGAGAAGATTCGGGGGTTATTCCTGAACCATTTGAATTGTTTGCAAACGATAAGCTTAAGAGCAATACTATTTTCCTTGGACGTGACGAATCATATAAGATTGGTGAAATTGAAATCTCCAATCATGGTGATGTTGGTGTCCATGGATCACGTGGTTCTTCTAGACAGTTTTCAAACTTACCAGTAAAGACAATTACTGGGCACTCACATTCCCCTGTCATTGACAAGGGAAACTATACTGTAGGCACCACAAGTCTTCTGCGCCTTGAATATAACAAGGGTCTAAGTGCTTGGCACCATGCCCATGTTGTGGTATATCCAAACGGTAAGCGCCAGATGATCTTTATCGTCAACGGCAAATGGCGTAAAGAATTTTAAATCTAAGGGAGTTCCATGAAATTTTATACTAACGCATACTCAACTAAGAACAATATTCTTGTTCGTGGTATTGAAGACGGCAAGCCTTTTGCAGAAAAAGTGAATTATAAGCCGTATCTGTTCGTCAACAATAAAACTGATGAACAGACAAAGTATAAAGACGTTCATGGAACTCCTGTTCGCCGCAAAGATTTTGAATCTATGTCAGAGGCGCGTGAATATATTAAGACATATTCTGATGTAGATAACATGACCATATATGGCATGACAAAGTTTACCTACACGTATCTCAATGATGCATATCGTACAATTGACTATGACCCATCACAGATTTCTGTAGTTGGTCTGGATATTGAAACTGCCAAAAAAGCTGGTGGTGGGTTTGCATCTGCTGAAGTTGCTGATGCTCCTATTACTGCTATCACTATTTCTCGTAATGGATTTAAAGCAACATTTGGTTATAAAGATTATGTAGAGCACAAAGAAAACATTAAGTATTATCGCTGTGAAGATGAAGAGGCTATGCTTCGTGCATTCCTTACCATATGGAACAGCGTTGAATTTTGTCCTGATGTTATAACAGGCTGGAATATTGAATTTTACGATATTCCTTTCCTTGTTAATCGTATTGAGCGTGTGCTTGGTGAAGGTGCTTCAAAAAAGCTATCTCCATGGGGAATTATCAAATCATACGAACAAGAAATCATGGGTAGAGTTAACAAGAGCTATGAGATTATTGGTATCTCTAATCTTGATTATATGCAGGTGTACAAGAAGTTTATTCTTTCGCCACGTGAATCATATGCTCTTGATTATATTTGTGAGCTTGAACTTGGTGTTAACAAGCTAGACTATTCTGAATATGGTTCACTCCATGATCTATATGAACAGAATTTTCAGCTATACATGGAATACAACATCCATGACGTAGACCTAATCGACATGCTTGAAGCTAAGCTAAAGCTGATTGAAATGGTATTTGCCATTGCATATGACGCTAAGGTGAATTTCGAAGATGCATTGACCTCAGTGCTTCTATGGGACGTTATCATTCACAACTATCTGTTGTCGTTCAACACGGTTGTGAAGCCACAAGAAACCAACACACCAGAACACGCCATCGTTGGTGGTTATGTGAAAGACCCTTATGTTGGATTGACCAAATGGCCAGTATCGTTCGATCTTACATCACTGTATCCACACCTTATTATGCAGTATGGTATTGGTCCAGAAAACCTTGTCAAGCGTATGGAATTCAACATTGACGAATTCCTTGCAATCTATGATGCTGGCTTCCTAGACACTACTGATGAGCATTTGAGAAATACATTGACATTCAAGTCATTGCAGTATGCTCATGCTAACAACCTATCGTTGACTGCCAATGGTGCCTTGTATAGCCGTGAGAAGCAAAGCTTCCTTGGTGAGCTAATGGATCGTATGTTCATTGAGCGTAACGAGTACAAAGGTTTGATGATGGATGCTAAGAAGGAATATTCACAAACAAAGGATGAGAAGCTTCTCAACACCATTTCGAAGTACAACAACCTTCAGCAAACACGTAAGGTCAATCTAAACTCTGCTTATGGTGCTTGTGCTAACAAGTACTTCCGCTGGTTTAGTACTGCTGTTGCTGAGTCCATTACTACTTCTGGTCAGTTATCAATTCGTTGGATTGAGATGAAGCTTAACCGCTATCTAAACAAGCTACTTGGTACTGATGATGTTGATTATGTTGTAGCAATTGATACCGACTCTGTGTACATTCGTCTTGACAGTATGGCAGAAAAGTTCTTTCCAGATAAGGACACAAAGAAAACTGTTGCGTTACTTGACAAGATTTGTGAGGAGAAGCTACAGCCATTCATTACTAAGTCGTATGAAGAGCTTGCAGCCCTGATGAATGCACGTGAGAACAAAAT